ATATGCTTCTTTGTAAACGGGTGAAACATCAAACAACTCTTTAAACTTTGTGATTTTGCGTAAATATGTACCGTCGTTTCTCTTTTCCCATTTATCAGCTTCAATCGTAAAAGCAAAGCTGGAAGTATTTATATCCCCACGCTTTAACCCTTCTAACAGCTCATCCCCAAGTGCAGTCTTTGGTGCTTCAAAACGATACTTTAAACCTGTATCATCCACCTCTAGCATCAATGAGCCATTGCCGTATTTTGACCTAGCCAGAACTCCTCTTTCTTCGTTGTGATTAAGCAGACAAAGCACATCTGATTTTTCTAATATCCCTGCTATAGCCTCTGGTTCTATAACCTCAATAAACCCGCCTAAATCTCTGGATTCTTTGTTAAATACAATAGCATAACCTTCTACGGTTCTACTATCATCTTTGGCTCTAATCTCTCAATTACAATTCCTTGTTTCCTTCATTGGTAATAGTTAGTATTTTAATCCCATTCATTTTTGCATCTACTACTTTGTTGATATACCCTGCTAAATCTGGTTGTTCTTCAATATGACCACCAATATTTCCCCATTGACCTTTCTGTATTACTTCAACAGGTTCTGTGACAAGCTCCAATGTGCAAGAACTTCGTACTAAATCAATATCCAATCAGGAAGAATTGATTTTCATTTCTAATATTGTTTCACTCATTTTTATATCCTGTTATCCTTCAAATAAAAGGGTGTTTCTCCTTCTACCACTTCATCGATATGCCCATCAGTATAAGAAGCATCAGCTATCTTTATGTGATATTGGTAGTATATCAGTCCCTCTTCCAGATTAGCCAGATCTTCTGCACTTATAAGCAGTATATCTGCTGTATCTGTAACAACTATATTAGTAAGTAAACCTGTAGACTTTACCCAGCTTCCAGAGCAGAACATATTGTTGAAGGTGGTAAAAATCCTTATGGTATATTCATCTAAATCAGAAATTCTAAGTATGTTTCCGTTTCTATCTTTAATACCCAAATTGAGTTGTATATCGTTCCCCTTACAGATTCTCTTGACCATCTTCTTTTTCTTTTATTGCATTCTTTAATGTCATTACATTTACCTGCACAAACGAATGGTCTCCATCTGTTAAAGCGGGTAAATCAAGTGCTTTTCTAATCTCGTTTGGCGTGATCACTCCAATCTGGAATAACTTATTATAGTAATCAGCCTGACTGACTTTATCTACTCTTAATAAAGCAGAAGTGTCAAACTTAACATCTATGTTATTTCGTTCAGATGGTTTATAAAGTTTACGTTCAAACTCCAGTTCGATCTTCTCTAAAAGTGGTGAAAGTGTATCGGTAAGGAATGCTAGCTGAGTAGCTTCAACGGTGCTGTAACTGGATTTACTTAGGTCAAATGCTTTGACGGGTGATACTCCAAAGAAACGGCAAATATCAATTACGTTAAATTCCCTTGTTTCTAAAAGTTGTGCATCTGCTGGACTTACCGTTATTGGTTGGAAATCCATATTCCCTTCTATTACGGCAACTCCATTAGGTGTACCTGTAGAAGGTGAAAAGGCTGTTTGCCAGCTTGTTTTTAAATCACTCTTTTGTTTTGCCGTTAATGTTGACTGTACCTTTAATATTCCAGCCAGATTAGCACCACCTTTAAAGAATCCAGCAGCGTGAGACTCTGAATCCGTACATAAACCCAATGTTTGTTTGGCGTGATCCAGTGTGCTTATTCCATTGATACCGTCATAGGTGAAATTTAAAATATGAATCATATTAATTGGTTCTACCAGCCTATCAAAACCTGTAATGGAATACATCAATTTATTGGTTTTATTTGTAGTAACCACTGTCACATATGTACTGTCAATAAGCTCTAAGGATATAGCATTGCCTTGTTTGTCTCGTTCTATGTACGCATATCCGTTTCCTCTGAGCAAAACACTTGTGATTAAAGCCTGAATGAATGTAAATCGGCTCATTCTGCTGTTTGGCTGTTTATTCAAAAGATGGTAAGTAATATGGTCTATATACTTTGTCTTATATCCAGCATCATCTATCAGGTAAGGCTCTAAAGGTAACTGAGCAACAGAATCACTGATCACATTTACACACCTGTATACAGCAGAAAGTAACATTGCCTTGTTGGTGGTATAACCATTGTTTGAGTTATACATCAATGAATCATACAGGTAGCTTCTTTCTTCCTTTGGTTGTTCCTTTTTAAATCAGTTTAAAATATTCATTATTATATTGTATAAATATCATTTGAAAAGTGTGGGCATTCTAAATACATTCCTAAAGCCTGTATTATAGCAATTGTGCCGTCTATTTTCTTCTTGTTTACGCTTTTATCTGGTTTTACATTTCCGTTATGATCTGATTTTAGCACTACATTTCTAAAGCAGAATCTGTTAATTTCGTTGTTGTCAATAACAGCTTTACCTGATAAAATAAGTCTCTCCAATTCTCTGGTAGGTTTGTTGAAATTCGCTAAGGTCTGACTGTATTCTTCTAGTGGCAAGCCTTGTTCTGTTGAGCTGATTGCTCACTGTGTAGCGTTGTATTTATCATATCCTACAGTTCTGATACTAACTGTTTCTGAATACTTTAGTATATCAGTAGTTATATAATCATAGTCTGTAACATTACCAGGCGTTATAGTTAGTAATCCCTGTTGCTTCCAGTATTTATAAAGCTCCTTGTCTGTCTTTTCTTGTAATGCAGACTCAGGCAAATAATAATGTACTTTGAAGTAATATTTATCATCCTTTACGACTAAATATGCTACTGCTGTTAAGTCAGAGGTAGCTCCTAAATCAACACCTACAAAGCATACTTCATCTTTAAAATCAGATAGATTAACCTGTTTACTGGATCTTACTATATATTCATCTGGTAGTCATACATCAGATGAATCACACCATAAATTTAATGTTTTTGTTTTTACACCCACTTCATCAGAAGGATTGTTGATTGCTTGTTGCACCTGTCCTTTTATGTATTTGGTGGTTACTGTCACATCTAGGTTTGGAGCGCATTTTATCCAGTTGCTTTCATCTCTTCAATCATCTTCAGTATCTAGTGAATAAATGGCAATAAACATCTCATCATCTGTTTTCAGCTCATTTAAAACTTCAATGGCTACCGTTCTTAATTGATAGCAAGGCAGTGTCTTATCAAAGCCAGCAGTAGTAATGGTACAAAGATGTGGATTCTCTCTCATACCCATACTGGATTTGATTACGTCTCTGACTTTGCTGTTTGGTGCAGCGTGGTATTCATCCAATAAGCCAAATGAAGCATTAAACCCATCTAACTTGCTATCATCAGCAGCAAGAACCTTTAATTTGCTGTTTGTTCCTCTAAACAATATATCGGCTCTATAGGGAGTGAAGTATTTTGATTTGGGATCAAGCCCTTTAACAAAGTTAGAGCACATATCAAAAGCTATTTTTGCCTGTTCTTTACTGTTTGCAGCCAAAAGGACTTCTGCACCGTCTTCACCGTCAGCGATCAAGTAGTAAAGGCATAAAGCAGCAGCTAAAGCCGTTTTACCTTGTTTTCTGCTTACTTCAATATATGAGCTGGTAAACCGTCTTGTGCCAGTCTCTTTTCAATAAAAACCAATGATATTTGCAATAATGAATTGCTGTCATCCCTCTAATACAAAAGGCTTTCCAGAATGCTTCCCTGTAAAGTGTTTGAGTGTGCTTATAAATGCTATTGCTCTATCAACTTTATCTTCCCTGAATATAAGATCATCCCTTTTCAGATCATTCTGGAATCTTTGGCTGGCAAGTTTGATTGTTTCACCTACTGCTATCTTTGAATTAAGAACTTTATCTGCATATTCATAATATAATTTCTATCCTTTTTTTCTATTTGTTTTTTTTCGTATATATTATATATTGTCCTAATTTTATTAGTAATACCATAAATGTGTAATATTATATACAGGCTATGTTTAGCAGAAGCCTCTGACAACGTTTTTTCTGGTAATATATTTAATGAATAAGAATATATATTAGAATTATCTCTTAACTTTTTCAATATATCGCTAATTAATATATCAGAATAGTTTAATGTGATACTATTCAAATAGGTAGTATTAATTAATATATATTTTTTAAGAATGTTAAAACTATTTTCATTTACGCCCCAAACATTAGTAAATTCTTGCTCCATTCTTGAACTATTTTTATGATCATCATAAGAATTCATAAATTCATCATAAGTGTATGCTAGTCCTGTTTTACTGTTTTTTACCATATTAATGATAAATCGCATATTATCATCAATAGCATCCAAATAAAAAGGAAGTTGTTTTTTCATTTCTGATATTCCCTTGACTTTTGAAAGAAAAACTGTAGCAATATAAAAGAAGGATGATGCAACGATAGAGGTTATGACTGTATAAGCTATATCTGCCCATTTATCAGCATTGTGGAATATTAACTCAGTATCATCTATCCATATCAGTTTATAGAAAGATAACCATATAATACTTCCAATCAATGAACTAAAAACGGTATAATCTACCCAGTTAAAATACTTTTTCATAATATAAAATTCATCTATAACATAATTAACTATTATCTGATTTCTTTCCCTTCTTTAATAAACTGTTCAAAAGGTGATTCTTCCTTTTCATTATCTTTCTTTGGTAATTTAGTTCTGGCTTTTGCAGTTAAACCAAATTCCAACATAACTTTCATTGCTTGTGTCTGTGCATCCTTTGCTATTTTGATAAGCGGATGTGGTGATATATTCCCTCTGTCACTAGTAACAGTAAAACCATCTATTTCTAACTGCTTTGATGCTTTGATGAACATTGAGTAATTTTGTGCCAACATAGTAAGTGCTGCACTATCAACATTTTCAAGAACACCTCTATCTTCCAAATCTAGCAATACATTATCCATATATTCTTCTGCTTCAATTTCTATATCCTTTGGTATTGTATAATATTTCATAGTAAGTATTTTTATTAAATTCTAATACCAACCTAGAATCTGGCAGACAAATAATCATTGTTTAAATAATGATAAACTAAGAGTTTAATAGTTGATCAATGAAATCAGAAACAGTGTGCTCTTCTTTCTTATTCCAGTTCACATAGCCTAAAACATCATCAGCAATTATATTGTTAAACAAATCACACTCTTTATATAAAGACTTAACTTCTTTTGTTGATTGACTACTTACTACATTGTAAAGAAGTAATAGCAGTTCATATCTTGATAATTGTGACCTAAATATTTTATAATACTCAGTCTTTTCTTTAAACCCAGAGGTCAAATGAAGTAAATAAAATATAGTTCTATAATATTGTCCTAAAAGATGTCCATATTCTTCATATATTAAATCAGCAACATATCTCATCGCTTGAAACTTATCTTCTATGCTCATTGATTTCATCAGAGTATCTGGAAAATTACTAAGCATACCATAATGATTAGCATACCTCCCTAAATGATGTTCCTTTAAAATACTAGCAATAAAATGTTCAAACTTTTTATAAATCTCATTTTCTGGTACTTGTTCCCATTCATCCTTCATTGTAGTGTAAAATATCTCTTCTGGATTATGCTTTTTATTTTTTAATCCATTTAAAGCTATATACCATTTAAGATATGTATTTGCTTTAATTCCATATTCTTTAAACACTTCAACTCCACTGATTCCATCTTTTGAGAAACCTAAATCAACTTGCCTTTGGTATAAATCTAATAACTTAAAGAATAAATCTCTTTCTTCTCTTCTTATAGATTCTTCTTTAAACTTTTCTTCAGTTTCTTTTGCTTTCAAGTCAGCCTTATTAGCTCTCTGTTCTGATTGCCAAGCTGTATATAATACTCCAGCAAAGGCTAATAACCCTGTTATTGAAGCAAAATAACTTCCAAAGCCTCCCCAATCCTCATTATTAGCTGAAAAACCACTATTGAATTTGTAAAAATAGAAACCAAGCATAATAACTGATACAACCAAAACTGCAAACATAAAAGTAAGCAATACATTGTTACGCATCCAAATAAGTTTTTTCTTCATATGATTCTGATTATATATAATGCACAAAGATAATATTATATGCATTATTTTTTAACATATAAAGATATTTATTTGTACCGCTCGTGCATTTTTAGTATCTTTACATATTAAACATAAAAACTTATTCGTATGAAACTAACCTCAATGCAATCACGTATAACAATCAGGCTGGATAATGATTTAGAACAAAGCCTTAATATACTGCATAAAGCTACACAATTAGATAAAGCAAAGTTGATAAGAAAGATACTCAAAGATTTTTTTGATAAAAATGAAGCATTAATAGACAAATACTATGAAGAACTCCAAGCCCAGTAAAGAAGAACTACTTCAATAT